CTCACTGCAAAAGGTCGAGCTAAATACAATCGTGCCACAGGTTCTAACCTCAAGGCACCCGTCACCGGTAAGGTTAAACCGGGTTCAAAAGCTGCTGGTCGTCGTAAATCATTCTGTGCACGGTCACGTGGATGGACTGGTGAACGTGGTAAGGCAGCACGTCGTCGTTGGAAATGCTAAATGGCTAAACAAGGATTGTATGCAAACATCCACGCCAAACGTAAGCGTATCGCTGCAGGAAGTGGAGAAAAGATGAGAAAGCCAGGTGCAAAAGGTGCGCCAACTAATGAGAGCTTTAAGCGTTCAGCAAAAACGGCTAAGAAAAAGTGATTAATTGCGGTGGGTGGGAGGTTCAGTAATTAATTAACCCCGCTATGTCTGCAACTGTTATGCAGCAGAGGTCTTCCACCTGGGAGGACTTCTGTTCGTGGGTGACGTCCACTAACAACCGTCTATACGTTGGCTGGTTTGGTGTCCTTATGATTCCAACACTGCTAGCCGCTACTATTTGTTTTATTACGGCGTTCGTAGCAGCGCCACCTGTTGATATTGATGGAATCAGAGAACCAGTATCAGGCTCATTGTTGTATGGCAACAACATCATTTCGGGAGCCGTCGTTCCGAGCAGCAATGCCATCGGACTACACTTCTACCCAATTTGGGAAGCTAGTTCACTTGATGAATGGCTCTATAACGGAGGACCATATCAACTCGTCGTTTTCCACTTCCTCATTGGTGTCTTTTCTTACTTGGGACGAGAGTGGGAACTTAGCTATCGACTAGGGATGCGTCCCTGGATTTGTGTAGCTTATTCCGCTCCTGTTGCTGCAGCTACTGCAGTGTTTCTTGTTTATCCATTTGGTCAGGGGTCATTCTCTGACGGTATGCCTTTAGGAATTAGTGGAACGTTCAATTACATGCTTGTATTCCAAGCTGAGCACAGCATTCTCATGCACCCTTTTCACATGCTTGGAGTTGCTGGGGTATTTGGTGGAGCTTTGTTTAGTGCTATGCACGGCAGTCTTGTCACGTCTTCTCTTGTTCGTGAGACAACCGAAACGATGTCTCAGAACTATGGCTACAAGTTTGGCCAGGAAGAGGAGACATATAACATCGTAGCTGCACATGGATACTTTGGTCGTCTTATTTTCCAGTACGCTTCTTTTAATAACAGCCGTAGTCTCCACTTCTTTTTGGCAGCCTGGCCTGTTGTTGGTATCTGGTTTGCTGCTCTTGGTGTATCTACCATGGCTTTCAATTTGAATGGTTTTAACTTTAATCAATCGTTGATTGATAATCAAAATCATGTTATTAATACTTGGGGAGATATCCTCAACCGTGCCAACCTTGGCATGGAAGTAATGCATGAGCGTAATGCTCACAATTTTCCTTTGGACCTTGCATCACACAAGGCTCCAGTAATCGGCTAAGAAACGTACGTTCATCCCATCGGGACGCATGTCGCCTGACCATGGAACGGGGGTCAGGTACTTCATTGTTAATCATGCCTACAGTCGAACTTCGTCAACGGGTCCGTGAACAGCAAGCTGCTCGTCGTGAGCAGAACCTGAAGTATCGCGGCGTTTCTTACATCAAAAAATTTATTAATGTAGATGGCATTCAGATCTGGGTTGGAGGAGAAGGTCGCTGATCTTCTCGTAGACCTAGGTGTTAAGTATGAGTACGAAAGCACCAAGATCCCGTATGTAATTCATCATTCCTACACGCCAGACTTCGTTCTTCCGAATGGAGTCTGGTTGGAATGTAAGGGTTATTGGGATGCAGCAGATCGCCGTAAAGTCAAAGCTGTTAAACAACAGAATCCTGACATCGATCTTCGCTTTGTCTTCCAAGCTCCATATAACACTATCAGTAAAAAATCAAAGACAACGTACGCCAAGTACTGCGAAAAGCTTGGCATTCCTTGGTCCTCATGGACTAACATCCCACTCGATTGGCTCACATGACAAGCGAGTTTGAACGACACATACCATGTGAAGAATGTGGTTCATCTGACGGCAATAGTCTTTATACAGATGGCCACACCTTTTGTTTTGTTTGTCACACCTGGAAAGGCGGAGACAACAATGTTCACAATCACACACTCAAAACTTATGTCTACCATATGGAACCAAGAGGCTTTCCAAGACGACTGTCAAAACGAGGAATCAGTGAACGAATATGTGAAGAGTATGGAATCCACGCAGATGGAGACATCCTATGCTTCCATTATCGAGACAGCTTTGGACGCCTTATTGGGATAAAAACAAAGACAAAGGACAAACAATTTAGATATGAAGGTGAGACGGATGGCCGTTTCTTCGGTCAACACTTGTTCCGTAAGCCTAAAAAACAAATTGTTATTACGGAAGGTGAGCTTGATGCTGCTACGTGCAGGGAGGCTTTACCGACCTGGGAGATGGTCTCATTACCATCAGGTGCAGCCGCGGCCAAAAAATCAATCCAAAAAAATTTGGAGTGGTTACAAGAGTGGCAAGACATCATATTGTTCTTCGACAATGACGATGCTGGCCGTACGGCGACGCAGGAAGCGGCAAGCGTACTACCACCTGGCAAGGTCAAGATCGCTTGCCTCAAAGGTTATAAGGACGCCTCAGACGCCGCTCAGGATGGCAACTTGCAGGCGGTTAGAGAGGCTATTTGGAATGCTGACCCATACCGACCTGACGGGATTGTCGATGGCAAGTCTTTACTTTCACTTGTAATAGAACCACAACAACCTTGCGCTTATGATTATCCATATGGAGGATTACAATCAAAGTTACATGGAATCCGATACGGGGAACTTGTCACAATTACTGCTGGAAGCGGTATTGGCAAGTCCTCATTCTGCCGGGACATTGCAACTCGTCTTCTTCAAGAAGGGGCGAGAGTCGGTTACCTGGCTTTGGAGGAATCGAATCGAAGGACTGCCCTTGGATTAATGTCAGCCGCGTGTGGCAAAGCATTCCACTTAGGCACACATACACATGAAGAACTATCCAAAGCGTTCGATCAGACGTTGGCTGATTGGAACCTCTATTTGTTTGATGGTTTCGGCTCCTACGATCCTGATGTTATTTATAATCGGATTGAGTATCTTGCTTCGGGTCTCGATTGTAAAATCATATTTTTGGACCATTTGTCCATCTTGTTATCCGGATTGGACGGAGATGAGAGACGAATGATCGATACAACAATGACTCGGTTGCGTTCACTTGTTGAGCGTACGGGTATATCACTATTCCTTGTATCTCACTTACGAAGACCACAAGGAGACAAAGGACACGAAGATGGAGCAACGGTATCACTTGGACAACTGCGAGGCAGTCATTCGATTGCACAAATATCTGACGCAGTTATTGGACTTGAAAGAAATCAGCAGAGTGGATCTGAACACGCTGATACAACTGTGCGAATCATCAAGAATCGCTATTCAGGGGAAACTGGCGTCGCGGGAACGCTGACATACGACAAAGAAACTTGCAGATTCAATGAGCAAAAACAATTCGACCCACAGTCAGATTTTTGAAACTCCACATCAACAGGCAATGTTGACACCACCTAATCCTCCAACAAAAGAGATGGTGGAAAAAGCAAAATTTATCGACAAAACTTACATTTGGAAACATGCTGGTGTTCGACTTGGAGACGGACGGTCTTCTCAATGATGTTACCTGCATTCACTGTTTGGTCATCTATGATTCTGAAGCTGACGAAACTTATGTCTACAACGACAAAGGTTCTGAAGAACCGATTGTTCGTGGTGTTCAACTACTAGAGGAAGCTGAAGTCATTTGTGGTCACAATGTGATTTCTTATGACATACCAGTTATTGAAAAAATTTATCCGTGGTTTAACTCTAAAGCATTGGTCATTGATACCTTGCTTTTGTCGCGGTTATATCACGCGGACATGATGGCATTTGATAAAAAGCGGGACATACCACGTATGCCACTACAAATGCATGGAAGACACTCTCTTGAGTCATATGGCTATCGATTAGGTGAATACAAAGGAGAGTTTGGAAAGACCACTGATTGGAAAGAGTGGTCACAAGAAATGCAGGATTACTGCATACAAGATGTAAACGTTACTAAAAAACTATGCGAGCACTTCCACCCTTACCTGAGTGGGTCGCACTAGAGCACAAGGTAGCAGCAATACTCGCTAAGCAAGAACAACATGGATGGTATTTCGATGAGCGGTCTGCATGGAAACTTGCATCGACTCTCCAACAAGAACTTCAAGATCTTGAAGAGGTACTTCGCACGCGACACCCTTACGTCGCAGGAGCTGAGTTCACTCCAAAACGAAATAACAAAACTAGCGGCTACATCGAAGGAGCATCCTTCACACGACTCAAAGAACTAAACCCTACATCCCGCGATCACATTTCATGGATATTGCAAACGTACTATGGTTGGAATCCAACCCAGAAGACAACTACTGGGAAACCAGTTATCGACGAAGTTATTCTGACCGAGATTGGATCAGAGATTTCTACGATGTTTGCGAGATGTTTGACGGTAACGAAAATGCTTGGGATGCTGTCGAACGGCGTGAACGCATGGCTCAAGTTGAGTACGAAGAATAGGATTCATCATCATTGTTCTATTGCTACAGCTACGCATAGATGTGCACATAGAAAACCAAATTTATCGCAGGTTCCTAGTGATCCAGAATTTAGAAAATTATTTCGAGCATCCCCTGGTCAAATCATGGTGGGTGCAGACCTTAGTGGTATTGAGCTTCGTATGCTCTCCCATTATCTTAGTCGGTATGACACACACTTCGCCGACACACTCCTCAATGGAGACATCCACCAAGTAAATGCAGATAGGGTCGGCGTCTCAAGGCGTCAGATCAAGACAATTACCTATGCCTGGTGCTATGGAGCAGGTGATGAAAAAATTGGTCATAGTTATGACCCACAGTTGTCATCTGCTAAGGCCAAAAAGAAAGGCAAAGAGATCCGCAAAGCATTTGTTGATGCCATCCCTGGCATGTCAGATCTACTACAAGCAATTGATGTAGCAGCTAAACGTGGATCCGTGAGGTCTATTGATGGTCGTGTGATCACTCTAGATAGTCCTCACAAAGCATTGAACTTCCTTTTGCAGTCATCGGCTGGTGTTATCAGCCGTCGGTGGATTGCTATTACCCACGACACAATCGAACACACAAAGTTGTGTGCATCACAACTTGCATATATTCATGACGAACTACAATTTGAATGCGACCCAAAGCACGCAGAAGATTTATCAACATCCTTGGTATTTAGCGCAGCAGCGGCTGGCGAGTACTACAACTTACGAATCCCAATCGCTGCCGAAGCAAAAATCGGAAACAACTGGTCGGAGGTTCATTGAATGAAGTTATTGGTTGACGCAGACTTTATTGTCTATAAGTCTTGTGCAGCCGCTGAAACAGAAATTGATTGGGGTGATGATGTCATCCTTGTAACTAGTAAATTTAGCGATGCGTACAAAAATGTTCTGAAAGAACTACATAGAATTAGAGATCAGTTTCTATGGGATGCACCTGAGCTGATCTTGTTCTTCAGTGACTCAAAGAATTTCAGGAAGAAAATTTTTCCTGATTACAAAGGTCATCGAAATCGTAAGAAGCCGTGTGGCTACCGACGTGTTATTGAAGAACTTAAAAAAGAATACAACGTCATCAGGATGCCAGAGCTAGAAGCAGATGATGCTATGGGTATTTATGCAACAGCTAATCCTGGCAACATCATTGTTAGTCCTGACAAAGACATGCGCCAGATTCCTGGTCGTGTCTACAACTTAGACGAAACGATTCACGTCACACCAGAGGAAGGTGCTAAGTGGCATCTGATCCAGACACTAGCTGGTGACCAGACTGATGGTTAC